CTTCTAGATCAAGTTGCTCTTTTTCCATAGTTGTTTTGTTTTTAGAATTGGGCTGTTGTGCGTCAGTTGACGCTGCGTATACACGCTTACTGTCTACTATATCTTGTTTTTCTACACTAGGCATAGTGTTGTCATCAATTAATCCTCTCGAAATCCCTACATCTGGTGCTGCTGGACTTGCAACAACTGATACTTCATGTGGTTCCCATCTTGTAGCAAGAAAAGCGTTAGATCCGTCTATTTCACGTTCTTCCATTTCTAAAATTCGATAACCTACGCTAATTGACGATAAAATGCCATCATCTATATCTCTTTTTACCTCCTGTGCTTTTGCATTTCTGCTTAATTCGACAACTGCACGACCTTTTTTCTTTTCTTTATCTAAATACGCATTTCTAACAATACCTATTACAGAATCCATATTGTGATTCCATAACACAGGAGCTACGCCACCATTAAGCCTACCAAAATCTATTGCACCCTCGTCATGGCTTAGTATTTCAGTACCAAATGATCTTTCTACAGGGTATGTACTAGAAAAACTAAACTCATATGTGTTATCTTCTTTTTCAGAAAAAGATGTTTCACCACTGCGTTTTAATACTTTTGTAACACTTCTTAATGAATCTATCTTAGTAAGTGTGCTGAACTTATGACCTACCTGTACATCTGTTGCCTCATATTCTCCATCATTTTCTCTAAATACAGTAATTAGTGCAGCAGGGTCATCTTCTGTACCAGTAATTTCAAAACTAGAATCAGGTACATTTATAGTCCCATCACGCACAATACGATCAATTTGACCTCTTGCAGTACCACCACTTGCGTTCCATCTAACATAATCTCCTACAGATAATGCGTCTGGTTCTGCACGTTTTACAGTACGTTTTGTCTTAGGCATAGCATCATTGTTTCTTAATTCTTTTATTCTAGCTGATTTTGCATCAGAAAAACTTTTACCTGCATCACCACCCCATGCAGCCCATGCTACACGACCATTACTAGGGTAGCCATCTTCACCAGGAGAAAAACCTTTTCCCTGCTTATCAACTTCATGTCTTGCAAACCATGCTGACATTTGTACAACAACATCTGGAGATAATTCGTTTCCACTTAATATCTGTGTTGCTCTTCTAGCTGCTACTTCTGTTCCACCAGCCTCACCTTCTGATTTCCAATCTCTATATCTTTGTGCTTCTTCTCTCATACCTGCTGTAGGCATAAGATCTATTTCTGTGCCATTAATAACTGCCATCTGAACCATCCGCTACGTTTTCTGCATCTTCTCCTGTTGGTGCATTAGTATCACCAAAAGGATCAATAGTGCCTACTGGTTTATATTGACTACCACCAGATTTATTAGTAGCTGATGGGTCGCTATCTGTAATAATATTCAACTCATCTAATTTTGCCAGTTCTGTTTGTCTTGCTATTAATAACTCTTCAATATCTCCACCATTTTCAGATACTACATCTGTTAATGTTTTAAATCCGCACCGAACTGCATCTTTCATAGCTGCTACTTCTTTTTGTGGATCTACATAACTATATCCTCTACATACCCATCTGACTTTCTCATATACTTCTGGCGTTGTTGAATATGTAGGTAAAGATAATGTGCCACTTAAAACAGCCATTTCTAACCAGTATTCATATATAGGCTGATAAAAAGTTTCTTTAAGCATTTTTTGTATAGTTCTCCAATGATCTCTGTCTTGCATCATTGCTAACCTGCTACTGCTGTAATTAGATTGTGAATAATCAGAACTTATAGCTTCAAAACTACAACCTAGACCACTAGCCATACTTCTAAGCATTGCCCTTACAAATGGTTCAAATTCACCGTTAGCTTTATCTAAATCAGGTACAGATATAGATTCACCAGGTGCAAGATACTTAAATGCACCAGGTTCAAAGCCACTTACACGTTCATAATCAAAAACTTCACCACCAGGATCTAGTTCACCTTCAGGACTTGTAATAAATCCCATCAATGCACTCGATGCACGTTGTCCAACTACTGTAGCCTCGATATAGCCATCAAGTTGATGTAAGTGATTTATTGCACTTGCTAAAAATGGTACGCCTCTATGCTGTCCTGGTCTTAGTGGCAAAAATAAATGAATAACATCTTTAGCAGGTACAATAATATGTCTTTTTTCTTTTATAGGTGTATCAAATGTAGTATCACCAGGATGTTTTTTTAAAAAAGCATAACTTACTGCCCTTCCTTCTGGACTTATTTCTATTCCTAATCTCCAAACATTTTTGTTATCTTTTTTTAACCCTTTATAATCCGCATCTAGCTGTTCAGCTTCAAGTAATTCTAATGAAAAAGGTATTTTGCTTCTGCCATATGCTTTTCTATGTATAACAATAAAACATTCACCACTTTCTATCATTGACCTAACCGCTAATCTCTCCATTTCAGAAAAACATAAAACACCACGTATATCACAACTGTCTTTTCTACCCCATCTACTCCATTCATTTTCGATAGATTCATTAAGTCTTGTATTTGGTGTACCGCCACGCTGACTTTTTATTTGTGCTTGCATAGTTACACCTTGACCTACTATTTGATTAGTTGCATATCTAACTGCTTGTGCTGCATAATTATTATTACGTACTAGATCATGTACACGTTTTCTAAGTAGTTCAATAGAATTTTTATAACTTTGGTCAGGTGATGATAAAGGTGTAATCCAACTAAGATTTGTTCTATCAACTCTTGCACCTGCATACATTCTTTTAAGCCTATTTCTACGACTATTTAAATCAGAATTAGACGTAAATAAGCCCTTCCAAGCGTTTCTTAAGCCCATTTAACCCCCCTAAAAGCGTACATAAAGTGTTTTAGGGTCACCTAAACCCTGACTAATTAAACTATACCGCTTTTCTGTAGCAACTCTACTTTTTAATTCAGCCCTTAGATCTCTTAATTTATCTAAATCAATTCTTTTAAATGTTCTATTACCTATACTGTATTCCTGTGCTTTATCTGCAACCATAGCTCTAATAGCAGCTTCTACACTTTCTAAATCTTTTTCTGTTTGTGTTCTATTATCAAGACCATTTGGTGTACCACTATATTGCAATGATTGTTTTACCGTTAATTGTCCTGTAGCTATTTCAAATACTTTAGATCCTTTAAAAACTCTTGCAGCGTAGTACCAATCTCCAGAACTAAAATTTTTTGATACATCAGCACTTATAGTAAATTGAAAACCTGTACTATTATTAAATTGTGTAGCAGTAGCTGTATGTGCTTGATTATATACATTAGTCCTTAAGTAATATTCCATTGTCCAATCAGGACTTGTAATACTTTCATTTCTTCCAGCAGTAGTAGCTTTATCTACCCATTCAACTGTAGTTCCAGCAACAATAATACTAGGCAAGTTAGATTTAAACATTAGCTTTACCAGTAATTAACAAAATCTTTTTTTGGAGTTGTTTTTATTGTAGCTCTTTTAGGCTTATCTACATTATCAACGTTATTAAAATTATTTTGTAAGTGTTGCCACACTGTTTTTCTGTTAAATCTACTTATATAAAAGCACATAGCTGCGTAACTGTATACCCATGTATCTAATGCCTCATTTCTTGTATTACCTTTCTTAACCCATTGTGGAACTTGAAAACCTGATTTATTTGTTTTAAGTATTTGTCTTTCTGCTGTTATCTGTTTAAAATAATCCTCACTTGTACTTGCATGAAAATGTATATAACCAGCACTACCTTTTTTATTGTTTTTTAGTCTACCCATTAATGTATTTTTTATAGTATCAACTCCTAACGGATAAACTAAACCACCTTTTTTTATACCTTTATTCTTTTTTCTAAAATTTATATCTACTCTTGTAGGTCTACCTATTGCAGGTTTATTTGCTTGTGATTGTCCTTTAATTGCAATAACACCTTGTGCGACTTTTTCTCTAGCAAACTGGTAAACCTCTTGTGTATGCAAACCACCTGAGTCAATAGCAGTTATAACAGGTACAAGACTTTTACCATTATCATGCTCATACTGTTGATTAATTATTATTTCTAGTTGCTTCCATACTTCTGCTTGATGTGGATCACCCCATAACTGTATATGGTCTATAAGATATGATTCCTCATCAACACCCCAACCCCATGTACTAACTTCTAATCTATCTATCTGACAGTCAACACCTTGAGTTAAAAACAATACACCATCTGGACAAGTAGCCTGTTGATAACTTTCACACCTTTTTAATAAACCTTCTGCACTCATAGCACTTACATAATCTGTTTCAAATGTTTCTGCCAAACGTGTATTTACGAATGTTTTTATTAGTGGTGCATCACCTTTTGCTTTATTAAATTCCATAACCATTTCACGCCAACTAAACCAACCTAGTGGACTATATAGACCATTTAATCTAAAACCTGCTGTTATACCGTCACCTTCTTTCATTGATCGCCATTCACCCATTCTTAACATTTTTGTTTTATGGCTTTCATCAAACAATTCACCGCAATGTATGCATTTATATTTAACATTATTTACATCTTCTTTCTGTAATTGTTTCCATCTTAGATCCTGATACTCACCGCAAATTGGACATGGTACAAAATATAAGCGTTGATCTGATGTTAGGTATTCACTTTCTATTCTTGAAAAATCCTTAATTGTAGGTGTAGATGTAAGTAATACTTTTTTACGTGTACTAAATGTTGTTGCCCTTTTTTCCGCTAGAGCTACAGGATCACCTTCACCTGATGCATCAGACGGAAACGCATCTACTTCATCACAACTTATATAGCGACATGGTGTTGATCTTAGTCCTGTTGCTGAATTTGCTCCTGTAATAAGCATCATGCCACCAGGAAACTCTTTACTAAACAATGTATTACCACTATCTCTAGTTCTAGCAGGTGCTATCTTTTCATTAAGACAAGGTGTATGATTTATCATACTTTCTAATCTTTGTTTACTTAATCTTTTACCCATTTCAACTGTAGGCTGTACAAGTAACATAGGTGCAGGTGCATGATCTATTACATAGCCGAGCCAACAATTTTGACATTCTGTTTTCCCTGTTTGTGCTGCAAACATCATCACCACTCTTTGTATAGGACTTTGTGTACCTAAACAATCCATTGGTTCTTTTAAGTATGGTGTTCTGTATGTTCTCCATTTACCAGGTTCTGCACTAGCTACACTAGACAAAATTCTATAAGTATCAGACCATTCACTTACTGATAATTTTTTTTCTGGTTTAAGACCTGCTAAAAATCCCTCTAACCAAGCGTTCATTGTGCTAAATTCTCTAACGCTTCTCTATGTTCATTAGATAATAAATTATGTATAACAGTTGCATCATCTTCACCTGCTAATTGGTGACTTAATCTATCAGCTAAATTTGATAACGCTTCTCTTATAGATCTACCAGTAGCAAAACTACTTTTTTTTATTTCTTCAACGCTCACTAACTGTTTTTTCTTTTCTTCTACGTCTAACTTTGCTAATTCTGCAAGATAAAATTCTCTTTTAGCTTTACTTTCTGCATAATCAGGTATGGAGTCAGCAGGTAAACTGTTAATTTTTTGTTTTAAATCTTGTTTAGTGTCCTTAACTGGTAGAAAATTACCATCCCATGCTCTAAGAGCTAAATCTTTATCTAAATAATCTTTACCATCTTTAGTTTTTACTAATGCCTGTTTAAATATACCTTTTGCTTTTCTTTGTGATACTGCACTTTTACTTACATTTTTAATCTTTGCTAAATCTACATAAGTTATAAGCATTAGTTTAGAGTTAAGCACTTGTTAACCATCATAGTTAAGTAGTTAAGTAACTGCAAATCTCCACGCTAGATAATTTCGGAGCTTTCAGATGACCA